AATAGATAAAACACATTATTAAAATCATAATATGCTAATAAAATCTATCACTCTACAACGAAAACAAATAGGTAATTCAACAAACTTATTTGGAATACTTACAATAGAATCACAATCACACGGTAAATTCTATTTCAGCACAATAGAAAACAATGAACAAAAAATTAAAGCAGATACTTACCCTCTTAGGTACACTTGGAGTCCTCGCTTTAAGCAAGAAACTTTACACATTATGGGAGTTAACTCCCGAACAGGAATTCGTATTCACCCTGCTAATCGTGGTAGCGATCTTCAAGGGTGTATCGGAGTAGGTTTATGTAATCACTCCGAAGAAATACCAAACATGATACATTCATCAAGATTATCAACACAAATATTAGAAGGATTATTATGGAAAGACCAAAAACATCAAATTACAATTAAAGATATTAAAAATGAGACAAAAATTATTAGAGAAATTAGTCACAGTATTACTGCCTAAACTTATTGAGTTAGGCATCAAAATGCTAGAAGAATTATTAAGATACGATATAGATCAAGACGGTAAAATAGGCAGATAAAATAAACAATATGGCATTCCCAGCAGCAGCACTTATAGGAGCAGGATCATCATTATTAGGTGGTTATTTCGGAAACAGATCTCGTAAACGAGAAGCAGAAAAACAAAGACAATTTTCAGAATCAATGTGGAACAAACAAAATGCATATAATACACCAAAAATGCAAATGGAAAGATTAAAAGCCGCAGGTTTAAACCCTGCGCTTATGTATGGACAAGGTAACGTTGGAAATGCAGAAAAAGCATTGCCTTACCAACAACCACAAATAGAAAATATAGGCGCAGCAGCAGCTCAATCAGCAGCAGCTGGAGCACAATTATCATTGGTTAATGCACAAAAACAAAATATAGAAGCAGATACACAGCTTAAATTAGGAAATGTAGAATTAACATCAGCACAAGCATCATCAGAATTAGCTAAAAAATTAAATATAGATGCACAAAAAGCAAATACAATACAACAAACATTAAATCTTGAAACTACTGGACAAATTATGAAATTTGAATCAGCAATTAAAGCAATAGAATCAGATAGAGCAACAAACAAAGGTATAGTTAAAGGCGATACTATAGGTAATATGTTATCAATACTAAATTTAGATCCAGCAAACAATCCAAAAGATAGACAACTTCTTCAAGCAGCAATTACAGCTTATTTTGGAGCAAAAATAGCTAAAGACATATTATCAGGAATAGGAATGGCAAAAGGCAAAACTTTTCAAACAACAATAGGAAAACAAGTTAAAAACTACGGTAAAGATTAATTATATAAATATGAACAGATACAAAACAAACAGAAAATATAAAAGCAAACGAAGCTCAAGATACATCCTAGCAAAACGCGGCGGAATAAGAATGTCATAATGCGTCAAATATATCACGATGATTATGGATTAACACCTGACATTATAGCTACATCATGCGTTAGTAGTATTAAATTAAAGGATTTAGACTTTAGAATTCCATGCGGCAAATGTTTACCATGTCAGAAAAAAAGACGATCAGAATGGAGTTTAAGACTAGAACATGAGTTCTTATATTCAGACTCAGCATTCTTTATAACATTAACATACGACGATTATAATATTCCAAAAACAAAAGAAAACTATAAAACATTAAAAAAAACAGATTTACAAGCATATATAAAAAGACTTAGAAACGATCACGTAAAATATGTAAGTAAAGAATTAAAAATATCAAAAAAACAGGTTAAAAATGTATCTAAGCCAATTAGATACTATGCAGTTGGCGAATATGGAACAAAAACACGTAGACCACATTATCATTTAATATTATTCAATTACGATATTACAAATTTAGCACCATTAACAAATCAATGGAAAAACACAAAAACAGGTTACAAATTAGGCTTCGCCGATATCGGTACAGTTACATCAGCATCAATCAATTATGTAACCAAATATATGTTCAAACAATTCAATAGAAAAACAGATAAAAGACAACCACCGTTCTCATTAATGTCAAAAAAGCCAATTATAGGTCACGCATATTTAGAACATCATGGCATACATCATATACAAAACGAATCAATAGAAGTAAGAGACAACAACGGTAATCAACGAAGATTACCAAAAGCATATTTAAGAAGATTATTTACAGATAAACAAGATAGACAAGAAATATCATTAAAATCATATAATAAATTCATGAATAAAAAAATGGACGATTATTATAAAACATTAAAACACTACAAAGGAAGTACATTAAAATACTCAAATTCAATAAAATCAGATTTACACAGACAAACAACAAACATTAACAACACAGAAACATTATGAATAGTATAAAAACAAAAAAGCCAAATAAAAATAAATTTGACTTATCACATGAGGTTAAAATGACTGGCAACATGGGCGATTTAATGCCATGTTATATGCAAGATGTTATACCAGGCGATTCACTAAAAGTAAATACACAACAATTAATAAGATTTAGTCCATTATTAGCACCAGTTATGCACAATATCGATTTTAAAGTCGATTATTTCTTTGTACCCTACCGCTTAGTATGGGACGAATGGAAAGATTTCATAACAGGTGGTGAGGATGGTAACGATTTACCATCATTCCCACGAGTAAAAGCTTCACCAACAATAGTATACAACAAATTTACAAAAGGCAAATTAGCAGATTATTTAGGTATTCCTACACATGGTTGGAATAATCCAGAGGCAAATGCATGGTCTAGTGTACATTCAGGTGGTTATCAACAAGAAATATCAGTATTACCATTTAGAGCCTATCAACTTATCTATCATGAATACTTCAGGGATCAAAATGTAGGCACAGAATACAATCAATACACAGATTCAGGTATCATCGATAGTGGACAATGGAATGATACAATGGATTTAAGGAAAACAAACTGGGAAAAAGATTATTTTACATCAGCACTACCTTTTCTACAAAGAGGAGGAGAAGTCAACTTAGGTGGTACAGTAACAGTTACAGGTTTAGCAGACGGCGACACTACATCAGGCGATTTAATTACAGTAGGTGGTTCATTAGCAGTATCAGGCGGCCCTTATGGAACAACAGGAGGAGACGAATTAGAAGGTACAATGGACTTAACAATTAACGAATTAAGAAAAGCATCAGCATTACAACAATGGCTTGAACTTATGGCACGAGCAGGGTCACGTTATAGAGAACAAATCCACGCAATATTCGGGGAAAGAATTCCAGATTATACAGTACAAGTACCACAATATTTAGGAGGTGGAAAAACACCAATTATGATTTCAGAAGTATTATCAACTTATTCAAGAGAGGGAGCAGAAGAAAACGATAGACCATTAGGCGATATGGGTGGACACGCATTAGGATTAGGAGACAATTTAGGCTTCCGCCAATCATTCAATGAACATGGCATAGTATTAGGTCTAGCACGAATAGTACCACGTACATCATACGTACAAGGATTATCAAAATTTTGGCAAAAATTCGACAAATTTGATCATTACTTTCCACAATTCGCAAACTTAGGCGAACAACCAGTATATAATAAAGAACTTTATATTCAGGGTAAAACAGAAGCATCAGGTACAGATGAGGAAATATTTGGTTATCAACAGCGATACGCAGAATATAAGTACGCACAAAACAGAGTATCAGGCGAATTTAGGGATACACTTGCACAATGGGAATTATCAAGACGATTTACAGAAGCACCATTACTAAACCAATCATTTGTAGAATGTAATCCAGACACTAGAATATTTGCAATAGGCGACGAACAAGAACATAAGCTATGGATGTCATTATTCCATAAAGTTGATGCACTACGTCCAATTCCTTATTTTTCAATACCACAATTAACATAAATACATAAATATGAAAATAGTAAAAGACACAAATAATAATATTATATCCGGAACAGAAGTAGCATATCAAAAAAATGATAAGCCAACAGAAGAAGAGAAAAAAACTTTTCAGGATAAATGGAAAGCACATAAAGAAGAATATATCACTAAACATTCAGTTGAAGAAATGGTATATGAAAATGGTTCAGCTTTAGCATTATTATACAAAGAGATTACACGATTAAATGACTTATTAACTAACACATTAAAACAAAATGGCAACAAAGAAGAAAACTGATCCAATTAAAAGATATAAAAAATCACGTTGGATCAATCAACCAATTAAAGCACACACAAACACAGGCGAAATACTAACAAAGCCAAATCAATCAATGTCAATTCGAGAAATTTTATTTAGAAATACACAAGGCATGACATATGATAACTTCAAAACACCTTATTATGAAGATCAGGCAACATTTAGTTCACAAAGCCTTAACAAGATCCAAGAAATGGAGCCAACAGAAAAGCTTCAATATCTAAATCAAGTTAATACACAAGTAATAGAACTTCAAGAAAAGATTAAAAATCATGAAGCTCAAAAATTAGCAGAAGCTCAAAAAATTATAGATTCTGCCAACACTTCTGAAACAACAGAAGAATAAAAACAAAAAGCCTCGCAATGCGGGGCTTTTTTTATAAGGACATACTACGACTTGATATAGTATGTCCTAGTGACTACGTCACAGGAAAAAATAAGCGAAGCGCCCCAAAACTTACCAAAACTAATCACTAGTTTGGAAAAAAAAATAAAAAAATTATCCCCTAGGGTAGGGGAGTACAAAAAAAATTATTAAATTAGCAGTATAATTGCGAATTAGGTATGATCTCTACTTCTTAACATACCATAAATTATCATTCAAACCAGAGGTAGAGCAAAAAGCAATAGATAAAACACATTA